GCACAAGATGCCCTGTCTGCGCCAATATAAACGACAATACCGGCTGCACGATATAGGTCCAGGCTAGGGCACTTCCGCAAGACCACCCGATAAAGGGTCGCCATCCGGCGACAAAGATAGAACGATGAGCAGCCTCTTGCTTGGAAACCTCTAATTGTGCAAGATCAATTGTTGCCAAGTGCGCAGATAGTTGCGCCTCGATATCGCGCTCGGCCTTTGCCCTGGCTTCCTTATCTTCAGGTAAAAAGCGCCCGATAGCATCTCCTACTATGGATAGAAGGCTTGGTAACAGTGCATGTATCATTTTAGAGGTCATCCTTCGGTAGATTGAATTTTATTTGATCTGCAAGCCAAACATTGTCTGGAGAATGTGCTTTAGGCCGAAGACCCCTTGCTTCACACCCGACAATTTTTAATTTATCCAACCGTTTGGTAAATTTGAGTAAGTAATTTTCACATTCTTTGTAGTGAAGTAAAACGTGCCAGCCAGATAAATATGTGGTCTTACTTGTACCATCCTTGACCTGCTTTTTAATAGCTGTAAGCCACTCCCCTACGGGCATCTTCCTAGACCCGTCAAGACCGTGAAATAGTGTGCGAATTTGGCCCTTTTCGTACTCAACAATTTTAAAACAGCATGGTAACTGTACGCCGCAGACCATGTTACGCCGCATCACCCTTGAGTATCTCAAGTATCTCTAGGGGGAAAAACCGCACATCTGTGATACAACCATCTCGGATGATTGCAACCAAAACATCCGTCTCGATATTTTTTCTGGCAACCATGATTTGCGCTGCCTCAAAACCACGAAGCCCCGTCTCGTCGGCGAAGCGTTCCCGCTCATCGATGTCTAGAAAGTCAAAAGAAACGGGGTCAGTTTCCTTTTCCTCGATAAAAGCAATCAAATCGGCCACAGGACGACAGGCAACAGAACCCCCCTCGGCATTGTTGAGGGTGAATACTACCAAAAACACCACCAAAAGCGCACCGATAGCCCAGTTCGCTCTGGAGCTTTTAAATGAGTGCCGAAGCACTAGGGCGCTCCTCTCTCTGGAAAACCCCAGTACTTCGCCACCGATTTGATAGCCTCGGGCGCACCTAGTTTATACCAGCACGCAGACCCGCTAGGCCAAAGCCCGTCAGGATTGTCTGCAACTCGCCCCAAACCGTAGTCCAACCTGACGCATCACCAGTAAGACCGTTGATTAAACCAACCGCAACCATCAATGCCGCGATTATATATGTCTTGCGCCCTCGTAAAATTTCCATCTTTAGTTCTCCTCGATTCAATGTTAGCGGCGGCGCGTTGAGCTGACATTAAGCGCAGCGCAACGGTGCCCTTTCGGTCATACCAATATGGTAGACGCGAAGAACCCAGCTATGTTTAACAGATTTTGAAGCTCCCTCCGCGAAGAGCCTCACCCATACCCCGTTTCTTGCCCGTCGTTGACGTAGCTTTAGAACTATCTGGGGTGCTCTCTTCCTTCCTATCACTATAAGGAACGAAGCCTTGACCTTTAATCACGACACCTTTTCGGGTTATCCCTACTGAGGCTCCCTTTCCTTCAGACATGGTTTTCTCTAGCCTCCTCGCTGCTGTTTCAGAAGTTCTCGCTCTTTAGCAGCACGTATGCGAGCTTGAACCATGGTCTCATTAGACTGAATACGATCTGCGCCAAGTTTCTCGTTTGCCGCAGCCTTCTGCTGATCCAATACCAGACGCCCCTGGTCTATCTGATTTTCAGCGGCATCTCGCTGTGCTCTCAATTGCAAGTCCTGTTCCTTTAAAGCAATAAGCGGGTCAGGTCCAGAATTTGGTCCCTGTGCTATCTGAGTACTTAAAGCTTTCAACTCCTGCATTCCTTGCGCTACAAGCTCTGCAACCATGCTTTCTATCTGAGGTGCCTGCTCGGGTGTTGGCGGCTGGCCTTTAAGCTGCTGCGAGATCTGTGTTACCACTTGCTCCTTGGCCTTGAGAGACACATGCTCCATAACATGCTTTTGCAACTCCATGGCAATGTTGGGCATCTGGGATATCATATTTGAGGAACCAAACACAAGATGCGCCATGATATGCGCGTCATGGTTCTGGCCTTCGAAAACTGTAAGCGGAAGGTTTTCCAGGGCTTCCGAGTTCTCTTCCGCCGGATCTTTCGGTGCGGGCTGCTCTTGCGCTACGGGCTTTAGTATCGAATCAATATCCTTGACGCCGACAGCCTGGTATATCCGCCTATAGGCTTCATACATATTATGGAGATCCGGTGCCGATTGCGCCAGTTCCAGCTCCGTCTGAGCTAGTGTAACGCGCTGTGCCATGGAAAAGATGTTGGGATCCGATACCGGAACGACATCTACCCTGTCGTCGAAATCCTCGGCCTTTATGGTCCGTTCCGCACCAACCACGTTATATGGATATTCGGGGGGGAGCGATTGACCCAGCACATCGGCAAGAAGGATGAACTCCTCCTTCTGGGCATAGTGCAGCCGCTTGTGGATCGCCGACATTACCTTAGCGCCCTGCTCCAGTAGCGCAATCGTGGTTCCTACCGGTGCCTGCTGGTTTGCGTCTCCTACTTGTAAACTAGAAACCGCCGCGAACCGCTGACCTGCCTCGACACAGAAGCCCATCAACTGGAACAGAGTCTGATCCGCACCCTTGTACGGCAGTAGCATCAACGAATCGCGAATAGCGCCCCCCGGCGCGTCCACATCTCGAAATTCGCCTGGGGACAGCGGATTGTCGTCATCCCGTATCCTTAATCCGCGAGCCTTGAACCCGGCAGGAAGGTTGGAGAGCGTTCCAGCGTCGATAAGCTGACGCAGTGCAGCAGTAGCCGTGCGGCTCAACCCGCCGATCATGTGGATCAAACCAAGACCGTAAAACCCAAAGCCGGGGAGAAATTTGAAATGCACAAAGTACTGATTCTTCTTCCGGGCCTCATCTTCCGGGTGGTAGTTCCTTCGGACGCTTAAAATCTTGCCGCTGTTCTCGGATACTGTAACGACATAAGGCAGCTTGATGCCCGTAGGTTCTCCACCTTCATCGGTGTCCTCGTAACCTTCAAGATCCAAGTCTACGTGGCATTCCAGTAAAGTGACCTCTTGGTCCAGATAATTGGGGGAAACACCCGCAATATCGTCCATCTCTTCGCGGACCTGTGAGGGGTCCGTCTGAGCCGGAGTTATTTCCACATCGCTATAAAATCCCGCGATCTGTTTCTTGCGCAGCTCGTTCTCACTAATCTGAATAACATGCGTAACGTTCTCCGCTGTCTCAAGATCCGTGGCCATATACGGAATAACCAACTGCTCCGCTGGGACAAATCTACTTACTGCACGCCCCAGAAACTCGTCATAATAGACCTTTTTGAAGGTAGAACCCGACAAGGGTAGGTGGAATAACATCTGGTCAAATTCCGGTGTGTACTCCTTCATCACACACGTAATTTGATAATTCATAAAGTGGCGGACGCGCTCCGCTTGATCCTCTGCCTCTGGTGTAGACTTGCCAATTATTTCAGTCCTGACCGGGCCTCCCGAAGGCAAAAGTTCCCCAAAAGCTTGCGCTTGAAACTGAGTCACCGCCTCCGCGAGAAGCGGGTGCGTTACCCCAGTAGCTCCTCGGAAGGGCTCTGAGCGCTCTTCATACTTAAATCCCAGAAGCTCTAGGCCAGTCCGATACGTGTCCTCCCACTCCTTGCGCCCGTCTTTGTTGGCTTCGTATTGCTCAAGTAGCTCGGAGGAAACCTTCCCCAAAGCCGCATCAGATAAGGTTTCGGCAAGATTGTCGTAAAAGTCCCCCGTACCAGAAGGGGTAGGCCGAGGGTCAAAGTCAATGACCACCCCTCCGTCCTCTTCCAGCTCGATATTAAGACCCGGTGCCGCAATAATAGCGGTGTCCTCTACAGGAACCTCGGCCCCTGGCCCTTCCTCCAATTCAACTGGAGGCAGTCCGTCACGGCGTTCTACAAGAGATGCCGTGCCGAAATTACTGTGCGGTAGCGGAGTTTCGGCCATTTATACGTTCCTTCTTGTCGCACCTGGCGGTAAAAGGGACTCAATCCCGGTGTATCTGTCTTCTGGAGGTTGTTCCCAGTACTTCCCCCCTGGGAGATCCTCTATCTCCGGAAGCATGTAGGAGGGGAGATTGGGAGGCGCGACATACCCCCCTGCCGGCTCCCCGAGATCCGCGCCCGTCGGTGCTGGCGGCGGCCTTTCCCACGGCCCTTCGATGTTGCGACCAGAAGGCCCTAAAGCCGGAGGCGTGTCATTTCGTGGTGTCTCTCCCAGAAGACTTCGAAGAGTATTAAAAAAAGGTTTGTCAATCGCCGCCGCTGTGAGAAGATCTGAGCGGTTCTCTCTTATGAAATTCAGAACCTCCTCTGTAGTCCCAACACGCATGAGATCATACAGCTCCCCAACTACAGCTTCTACATCCGTGGAACCCCCGTCTTCCATCCCGATAGGGCGAAAGCCCAGTATACCACCATTCCGCATCTTCTCTACTCCGGTTATGTTGCCTTTGTTCTTACTGGCATAAAAAACCTGCTGGCCTTTCTTAGGGCCATACGTTCCCGTCATCTCAGCCAGTATTCGCTGGCCCTTTTCAGTCAATGGCATCTTACCACCCTGCTACAGCGGGAGACTATACCGCGCACCCACACCCCAGTCCGGCGGTTTATCACCGGAGGGCCAGCGCCGACTGCCCTCTAATCGTAAAAGGCCCCCCAGATCGAAGGGGTCGCGAATCTCATACGTGCCTTCAACGGAACTCTCTGAACTCGAATCAGATTGTCTGCCGCTAGTTCCGCTCACCTCTAAAGCTCCTGGCCCGATATTCGCGCGGGCTTTTCCCCCGATCTGTGAACTGTGGCCCGTGTACCATGGGGATTTACTATCCTCCCGACGATACGATGCCTCAAGTACTGGATTAGTGAACCACGGCTCAAGGCCCGGAAGCGCAAAAGGGCCGATCCCTAGTTTGAAGAGGCGCTGCCGTGTTGTTAGAGGCTGCTGTGTTGTTCGATCCGGCTGAATACTCCGTGATACGTCACGGGCAACCGTTAAAGGACCAACCCCCCCGGTAATCGTATCCCTACTCATAGAACCAGGCTTATTTAGATACTTCTCCCAATATTTTGAAATGCCCAAGCGACCCGGCAAGGGACCCAGATTGCCACCCCACGCCGCCGCAGTGGTGAGTCCAGCGCCGCCAGAAACCGGCTGTAGCTTGGCGGATACTACTGGAAGATAGCGGGCCGAAGTTGGATCCGCGCGCACCCCGACTCCATTAGAAGCGGTCCCAGCTCGAATAGCATACGGCGGCAGCTTACCAATAAGATACTCAGACGCCGATGTAGTGCGTAGGTCCCACGGCTGCTCATCGACAGGGTCCGCCGTATTAGCAAAGAGCGCGTCGTAAGAACTATTAGCCATTGATGAGCGTCCTGGTAGAGTCAAGCGAATAGTGCGTTGGAGCGTCAATCTCCGCCAGTTTCTCTGCCTCGGCTATAATCGTTGGATCGTCTAAATACCAGTCTCGATGCTCCGGTTTGAGATTTTCTTCCAGTACTGCCCGTGCGACCAAACCTTGCAAGCCAGTGTAAAGGTTACCACCATACTTAACTCCGTTATCATATGCCTCTTGGGCTCTTCGGGCATAGGCTCCGGGATCATCGTTGTGTCTACGAGCCCGCTTTATTCGATCTTCTTTGGTTCCTTCTCTACCACCCCCTAGATATTCTAGGATAGCGAGTTCTACATCCCCCTTGTGCCGCTGGAGCTTTGTGGTAAATTCCCGAAACATGGCCCGTAGTCCCATCTCCCGGGAATCAAATATCGCATACGTTAAACCAGATGTAGGGCCGACCCAGGAGCCTGTTTCTCCGGCATAACGGGGCTTACCATCTGCCTGCGCTGTAATGTTTCCAGGGTTGTTACGGATACCTGCGGGTGGTTGCGCTGCTGTCATCACAAAGTTTCTCGCTCCAGGATTACGGGTATTATGTCCGCCGCCCCCGGAGAGCCCAAGGGGGCTTTTCCAGAGATGCCGCTAGCATCGTCCGTATCGCGTCGGGAGCAGGACGATTCGAGGCTAGGGCGCTCTGGGCCTGTTGTCCCGGCACCCCCAAAAGTTGGGGCACGTCAGGTCGTGGAGCAGGAGCGGAATAACTGCCCCAATCCTTCATACTAACTTTTTGGCCTTGCGGATTGTAGATGTTTGGGTTTGCATCTGCTACCAGAGGCCGTTTATCAATAGTATATCCGCTCTCTTGGAGATATTCTTCAAACTCAGGTGTAAGCCCCGGCACCGGACGAGAGTCGGGATTAGCTTCTGCCAACGTTTTTGGACCTGTAAAACCTTCAAAAGGATTATAAGTCCCCGGATCAAGTGGGTGGGTCTTATAATCCCCCCCGTCCAAAGCCCACGAGGGCTTTTTCCGAGATGCCGCTAGCATCGTCTGTATCGCATCGGGAGCAGGTGTTCCTATAGGTACAAAAGGTGTTCCTATAGGTACAAAAAATGCAGGACCCGGGGCATCAGCAGGTGTTCCTATAGGTACAAAATTTGTACCCGGGGCATCCATTAAGCCCGGAGTTTGTCGGAACTCATATCCTTGTTGCTTTGCGTAATCTAAAAATTGTTTAGTATAACCCTGTCCACGTAGCCCTTCCCATTCTATATCATTTTGTGTAACCGGGCCTGTATATCCTTCCAGTAGTTGGTTATAGATTTGTTGACCATAGATTTCCTCCCGGGTGAGATCACGGCGAGGAGAGGTCCTGGGCCAATCCTTCATACTAACTTTTTGGCCTTGCGGATTGTAGATGATTGTACCTGCATCTATCGTCGTAGGAGTTTCATCAATAGAATATCCGCTATCTTGAAGATACTGTTTAAACTCAGGTGTAAGAAAAATTCCGGCTCCCCTACCAGTTTGCCCTGCTTCTGCCAACGTTTTTGGACCTGTAAAACCTTCAAAAGGATCATAAGTCCCCGGATCAAGTGGGTGGGTCTTATGAGGACGAGGTAGGGCTCGCCGGTAATCCCCTCCGTCCAAAGCCCACGAGGGCTTTTTCCGAGATGCCGCTAGCATCGCCTGTATCGCGTCGGGAGCAGGTTGTGGACCAATACCGGTAGGTGAAGCAGGTTGCGGATTCTCTACTCCGGTTATGTTGCCTTTGTTCTTACTGGCATAAAAAACCTGCTGGCCATCCCGCATCGCAGGTTCTGGAACCCAGGGGCGACTGGCCAAGTCTTTAATTATGTACTCCTCCGAGTTCTCCGCATATGGACTATTTCCCGCTGGTGGTGGCTCTGCGGGCGGCGGCGGTGCTGGCGGGGGCGGATTAAAGTCAGGATCCAGCTCTGGGCGGTAGCCGTAGCTCGCCGGATCAGAGTTTGATCTGGGCTTTATGGGGTTTCTGCCAAATCGGTCGGCCATGACTAGATTCCTTTTCGAAAGTAGCCCCGGTAAAAGTGGCGCAGGCTGCGTCCAGCCACTTCCCGGGTGAAATGTTCTCTTATCAGGGTTAACGGAACATGGGGCATTAGCTTATCATCCTGCGGTCATTATACAAAGGCTTGTCGATGAACCCGCCAGCGGCTTTTTCTATAGTTTTGGGAGACTCCTCGGCCCTTTGTCCAAGATCAAACAGCTCCAAGGCTCTCTCCTCGTTCTTGTTCAATGGGCCGGGAAACGGTGTTGTTGAGTAGCCCATCTCGGAGAGCCTTTCATTTGCATAGTTACTAACTCTTACTACGTGTTCTGCCACAGCCCTTTCCCATGGGGCAAGGTCCTCGAACCCTGAACCACGCAAAATGGCTGCTGCTATTGGAACATATCTAGCGTTGCGATCCTCTGATGCTTCATAACTTACCGTTAGTATTCCTGTTTCATTTGCTTTTTTAAGGGCGTCCAATACGAAAATCAGGTCGTGGTCATACCCTTCCGCTGCCATGAAGCGCCGGTCACCTCTTACGTCAAAACCCCCGAGATTGTGAAGCGCCAAGTGTTCAAGTTCATGTCCCGTAGTCTTCGCCACATCCTCTGTACGAGAAACGTTGCCATAGTCCAGACTTGTGCCTCTTTTGTCATCCCTGTCTGTAAGATTCATACGGACAGTTCCTACAGGGGGCTGTCCACCAGCGGCATGCGGTTTTGAGTAAATACCCCTTACAGAAGTACCAAATAGGGGATACGTTGGATGCTCTCCAAGAAGTACCCGTGGTCTCAGAGCGTTAGGTGGTAAGGCTGAGTTAATCCAGTCCTCTAGAGGCCCTCTTTTCCCCATTACATGCTTAATGTGTCTGGAAACGTTGCCGGGTGAGGCCTGTTCCACAAGAGCATAGCCGTACCTTGCAAGAGGACTGGCATTAAGTACTGGTTCCAGTCCCGATCTGTAGTCCAGGTCCCCAAGTGCTACAGACGGAGGGTCCATCATTAACTGATGCTCCGTGTCAAAAACAGCGGCACCCGGACTAAACGGGTCCATATGGGCACCTATGCCTGTCTTGTTCTCAGCTACTAAGCCACCTTCGGCCATTCCAACGAATCCGCCTGCGGCCCTGTCGTAAAATGGTTTATCAATGAATCCGCCATGGGCAAATTTCTGGATACCTTGTGTAAGTAACTCCTCTTTCATCTCAGGAGTAATGGGGAGGTTCCAGACTTTCGTCCCTTCAAACCTTCTGCGATACTGTTCTACGAGTTCGTCACGCCGATCTTGAGTAAGGTTGCGCCAATGCTCATCCCAATCTGATTCAGGAATCCCTAAACGTTCCATAATACGTTCACCACTTATGGCCCCATCATCGTAAGGGTTAATCTCCATGGTCCCAACCCTGGCCCCAAACTTCTTCCCAAATTCACTGGCATAGTTCTTAATCCTCCCGTCGTACAAACCTTTTAGTTTTTCACCGCCGATTTTTAAATCAATCCCCTCATAAACACGCGTCAGACCTTCAACCCCGAGTGCGGCGACCCTTTCTTCTTGCTGCCTTACTTTGTCAGCTAACTCTGCGCCAAGTGTGTAATCAAGTTGGTCTGCTTCAACATGCAATACTCTGGGAACGTCGTCATCTATTAGCATTGGCGATATCTTAAAAGTGCCGTCCGGCATTGGAGTTACTTCAATCGTGCTAACCTCTTTGCTTAAATCATACCGCTCTGCCTGTACTTCGCCAGGGGTCCACGCCACGCTATCGTACCCTCCCTCTGCCGCCATTCGTGCAACGCGGCGGAACACCATTTCGTACCACGTTTTTTTAAGTGGTGCATCAGGGACCATGCTCCTTGATTGATTAAGATTGCCTACTTCTGCCGCTATTTCCGCCAGTTCTTTTAACTTTGCTGCGGCTGCTGGGTTTGCCTCAGAAAATCCCTCGTCAATGTAAAAAGACCCATTTTCATAAATCCGCCCGATATTTTTGAAGTCGTTGTTTTCAATTATGTCTCTCGAATACCAGAGAACACCGTTACCATCAGGCAGCACTGTGCCGCCAAGATTGAAATTTTCTGATAAGTCTGCATTTATACCGGTGCGCCTTTGCATAAGATCGTCTACTTGCCCATCTATGTCTGCGTTGTGATTTGTAAATTCTGATGTCTTGTACCCTTCCGTCCGGCCCTTCTTATGCCAGTCGCTCTGTATCTCCTCGACAAACAATATCTTCTCGCCATTGGGGCCAGTGCGGTCGTTCAGTCGAACATGAGCGAGGGTGTTGGGTATTTCGAGATGACTTCCTGTGAAATTCTCAGCTATCCCTGGCAATGTAAACGCCACTTCGCGGTAGTTCTCGCCACCGGGGAGGGTGTACTGCTCAAACAATGGTTGTCTATCAGGGGTATCGCCAATTCGGTCCAGGACTACGTCCCAGTCCGTGGCGTAGGCTCGGTCCTCGTCGATAGAACCCTCTGCGAAAGAAGACTCGAATGCGTCGGTCATGGCACCTTCGGATCTTACGACCTCTTCGATATCTAGCTGATTGGCACCAACAAAATCCTGAATCTCCTGCTTGGTTACGGACTTCTTATCGAGGAACTCAGGAAGACCCATCCATTGCATCTCTTCCGGCTTTACGCCTCTGCTATTGGAAACCATAGCCAGCATCTGCTCACCCGCACCCCTTTCCATTGGGAGTGCGTCAACGGCGCGAGCAACCGCTGAATAGTATACGGGAGCTGGCTCTCTAAGATCCGGCAAAGATACAATTCCAGTTGGTTGCTCTCTTTCTTCTTGTGATGTTGGAGCCGGTGGCACCCTTCCCAACATCTGACGGAAATACTCCAAGCCCCTGAAGCCCCTGCCCGTTCCCGGGAGCGGCTTTGCCAGCTCCTCCAGGTTCAGAACGTCCCCGAGAAGTTGATATTCTTCCGGCAGTAACTGGTAACCCTGCTGCGCCAGAGTAAATAGCCGTCTAGCAGCCTTCAGTTTCGAGCCAGGCCCTACCAGTCCTCGGAGTACGCGACCGGGCGTAATTCTTGGGTGCTCGGGTTCGTGGATAATTTCAGGGAGACGTGGGGGGTCCGCAGCCTGACGTAGCTCGATTAAACGCTCGCTGGATGTTTCGGGTACGGTAGCTTGCTCCGTGGGCCGTGGTTCTATTGTCTCAAAGTCTACACCTAGTTGTGATAAGTTTTTTCGAGCCGTCTTCCCGACCCCCTCTCTTTCTGCAATCTCCAGACTTTCTGTCAGAAGTTGTTGCGCTTCTCCAACAGGCATTCCCGAAAGTCGCCTCTTCCAAAAACTAATCGCCTCTGGGGACAAGCCTAGTGGACTAGGAATTAAGCGCCTACCTATATCCTCCTCTGCTCGGCGGTATAATTCGGTAGCGATCCCTTTTCGTCTGAATGATTCGTCAATTCTAACTGGACTAGCAAACGGACCCATCGGAGAAAGAGACATCCTCCCGATTTCTCTCCCACCTAACTCTGCCCTCCAACTTTCAGAATGAGGCTTGAAGTATTTTATGTCGTCAGCCATAGTAACTCCGCAGGTGTGTAGACGACTCGCCGTCTACCCAATCATCGCTCGGCAGTTGTACAAAATTACCTTGACGGTACCGCATCAAAGCCTGCGTGGTGCTATCCACAAGATCATCGTATTCCCCATGCGGAAATGCCGCACATTCCTCGATGACTTCGTCAGCCCAACGTTCATCGGGTGCCCATATCATGCCACTTTCAAATAGTGGCGAAACAGAATGCACCCGTGTCAGTTTATCGTTACCTTTACTTGGTGTAAAGTTTACCACCGGTATACCCAGTTGACGAAGTTCCTGCGTCAGCGGCATTCCCGACGCCTTCGCCTCGATTATTACCGTCTCCGGCTCCCAGAACTTGTACTGTTCCAGCGCCTTTACCTTCAAGTCCGGAAAATCCCAGCGACCCTTCTTCGCGTCCAAAAGAATTAAATGCGCGGAGCCTCCGTCCTGGGGATAAAATACCCCCCACGTTGTGATGGCAGAGTAGTCCGCCGTCTCCCGGCGACTAAAGGCCGTGTCGTAACTCTGTATTATATACTCCAGTTGCGGCACGTCGTCCGCTTCCCAGCGTTTCCACCACTCCTTCTTGATGATTGCACCCGCTTCCGAAGTCGGGTTCTGCTGCCATTGCGCATTCCACTTCGCTACGGAGAGCGAAGCCCTTACCCCCTCCAGTTCCTCCTTCTTCCAAAACTCCGGCCAACAAGGCTTGCCAGACGGCATCAAGGCCGGGAACTCCACAACCTCCCACTGGTCGGCGTGCTCATCAAAACCCTGGGCCTTCAAAACCTTCGCCGTGAGATCCTTCAAAGACCAGCGGGTCATAACAATGACAATCGCCCCCCCAGGCTGGAGCCTCTGCCGGGGACCCGAGGTATACCACTCGTATGCATGGTCCAAAGCCGTGTCGGATAAGGCGTCCTGTTCAGAATGAGGATCGTCAATAATAAGTAAATCCGCACCGCGACCAGTGATCGCGCCTCCAACACCTGCCGCGAAGTACTCCCCACCATGGTTCGTGGACCATCGTCCCGCAGCCTTGCTGTCTGCTTGCAAACCCACACCCTCGAAAATGTTCTGGTACTCCGTCGAGGCAATAAGGTTCCTGACCTTGCGGCCAAAGTTTACAGCTAGCTCCGCAGTATGGGTGGTCTGAATGATCTTGGTCCGTGGATCACGGCCAATGACCCACGAGGGGAATAGGTGACTCGCGAACTCGGACTTTGTGTGCCGAGGGGGCATGTTGATTATCAGGCGCTTGGTCTTTCCGGTTGCAATGTCCTCGAATCGCTCTGCAACCATCTTGTGGTGGGCACCTGCAATGAACTCCGGCCAGACTTTGCGCACGTACTTCAGAAAGCTCTCCTTGCATCCGGTCACTTCCTCCATTTGTGCTAGGCGTAGTTCTAGTTTTAGGCGTCTTTCAGCAACTTCTGGTGTCTCTGTTCTCAGCATTTGGAAACCTGTGGTTTTGTTTCACGTGAAACATTGCGGGGGACCTTCCCGAACGGTTTTTATACCCGTGAATCGGTATCGTTTTCCACCGTATTATTTCTATGAAACCGAGCCATGGCCACCGCAGGTTACGGCCCCGGGGCGAGGAGCCGGCACCTGAGTGACGCAACCCCTTGCTTTCGCTGCCTGAATCAGTGTCACGGGCCCCTAGGGCCGGGTGCGACTCGGTCGCACCAAGTGCCGAGGGCCGAGGGCCGAGGGCCGAGGGCCGAGGGCCGAGGGCCGAGCGCCGCGCACCACGCACCGGGAGCCGGGAGCCGAGGGCCGAGGGCCCGGCGGCATCGAGCATCGAGCATCGAGCATCGAGCATCGAGCATCGAGCATCGAGCATCGAGCATCGCGCCCGGCAACCGGCCGCGCGAACCGTGAACCGTGAACCATGAACCATGACCCAGGTACCGGCCGGTACGTTTCAGGACGCCCGCTGCACGGCGCGCCTCACCGGGATTCACGCTGATCTGCCGGAGAATCGAGAGCGGCGCGAGAATATCGAGGCGCTAGGATCGCCGCTGACTGCTCGAGTCGATGCCCCCGGGTAGGCTGGCACCCCCAGAATCAACGTCACTCGAGGCTCGAGGCTCGAGGTCTTCACCGGCGGCGGACAGGGAAACGGGGGGCGATTGTCGGAGAATCGAGAGCGGCGCGAGAATATCGAGGCGCTAGGATCGCCGCTGACTGCTCGAGTCGATGCCCCCGGGTAGGCTGGCACCCCCAGAATCAACGTCACTCGAGGCTCGAGGCTCGAGGTCTT